TGGGTCGTGCCGTCAAAAGTAAAACTTGAAGATGCTCCAAAAGAACCTGAATTATTATATTGAACTTGAGTATTAGAACCTGCTGGACTTACACTTACTGCAGACCACGTGGGAGCTGAACTAGAACCCTGTGAAGTTAAAACTTGTCCGGGTGAACCATACTGCCCGTTAAATGCCACCGAGCTAGCAGCATTAATTGTCATTGCATCGGTAGTTAAGTTGTTAATTACAAAGTGAATAGCATTAGAAGTATTAGTACCAATCGCCAAGTCCGTGCTTTGTGAATATAAATAAACAACTCCGGGCGAATTTAATACGCTTCCCGAAGCCGAGAAGGTAGAGCTGTTAATACCAAAGTCACCATAGTTCGTAGTAGCTGTACCACCGTTTGAACTAACAATAATATCGGTTGATGCACTTGTACCGTTGTTAGTATTTTGGTAAATAACTTGAGCGTAACTATTAACGTTAGCTGCGTAAGAAGCCCAAATACCAGTATCGGAATAATTGATATTTCCGTATGAATAGACACCAGATGAAGCGGTAGCTAAAGGAAATGCAGTAGAAGTTGCCGTTACTGTATTTAATGACGCATTAGCACCAGTATAAATTGCAGTTTCTGCTGGGTAATCACACCATACGCTTAAGGTATCTGATGTGCTAAAACTAATTTTAGAAGGCTGTGTGCCAGCGCTATTTGAAAGAACTGTTGTACGAGCTAAAGTATTAGGACCTGAAGTAACCGTTCCAATACCTACTTCCCATGTAAATGCAGTAGGGTCGTAGATTGTGTAGTAACAAGTATTGCCGTTGCCAATTCCAGAAACAAAAGACTGATAACCGTTTACCGCACCAGCCAGACTAACTGAGCCAGTACCGGTACTAACGGTTCCAGTTTCTTGGACACGATCTGCAACTATGAAGGTCATTTAAACCCCTTAGCTTGTTGCAGTAGTCGTGTACGTTACAGTGACGGTATCTCCAGCGGTAGTAGTCTTAGCTACAGAAAACGCACCAGCGCTCCATAAAGTTCCACTTGAAGTATTAGTAAACGCTGCAGTAGCACCTGTACCAGTCAACAAGAAACAACCAGCTACCGTACCACCAGCGCCCGCAATCGTATACGTTACAGCAGTAGCAGCGCTAGAAACAATATTAGTACCAGCGGCAGTTGCGTTGTTTCCAGTTGCAGTTGTAAATACGGCTGTACCACGTTGGGCTGTACCGGATACGGTATAAGCAGTAAACTCAGTCCAGTCAGAGTGTGATGCCCAAGTATCTGTAGGGCTAAATCCGGTGTAAGTACCAATCAATCCTAAATATGGACCAACGATAGCGGTAGCGCTAAAGAAAGTATTGTTCATTGCAAGGATTTTGCCTTGTTGAACAACTTGGTTTTCAATACTGTCTTCCCACTTAACGTTACCGTCTTTATCGTGGCAAATTACGTGGTAGTAACCATCAGCCGCTACGTTTTCTAAGTTAGTTGCTTTGGCCTGTAGTGTAGCTATAGCATAGTCGCCAGAGCCTGTAAATTCTTTATGCATAATTACTCCTAATCTGAACTGCTATAGTTAATACTACTTGTGGTAGTTCCAATGGTTAAAATAGCAGACGAATAGCTCGCTGCTGGGAATTGCACGGTAAAGCTAGATGTACAAGTCTTGTCTGACCCAAAATTTAATACAAAACACGCTGCACCTGTAGTTGCATTGTATACTAATGCCCCTCTAGCGGTAAAGGATGCTGGACTCCAAACGGCATTATTAAATGACACGTAAGTAACGTTATATTGATTGTTTTGGGTGGGTGGGGTAGAAATGGTTAATACCTGACCGCCAGCTGTATATCCTGTGCCTACAACCTCGTTAATAGATGTATAAGCCGTAGTCTGTTGGTTCAAATTAGCTAACGCATTGTAAAGGGCAATTTTATAGGTTCCGGTAGTAAAGTTCTCATTACCGTTTAGTAAATTCTGCTGAAAAATTGTGCAAGAAGTCTGGGTAATCATGAGACCACATTACCTTTAAGATTAATATTAAGCTTGGTTTGACCATCTCTGTAGGCATCACCACGATCAAGACCGTCACAGAAGCGTCTAAATTCTAATAAAGCTTCTTGATATTTAGCCTCGTAATTGCCAATAATATCGGCTTCACCCTTCATAAATAGCTGGGCTTCCCGCATTGCGCCATAGAATAAGACTGGGTCATAATTATCACCAAGCCAGCTAGTGCCGGTTGAATTAGAAACGCTGGTAACGTTTACAGTAAATCCAGAGCCAGTACCTGAACCAATAGAAGAAGGGCTAAAACTAAGAGTATCATTTGCCACATAAAAAACACCGCCATCATTAAGGGTTATATTAGTTACCGCACCGGAAGATCCAACTGTAATTGTAGCCGTAGCATTTGAGCCATTTCCTCCAGTTAACGGTACTTCTGGGTATACACCGGGCGTATATAATGATCCAGCGCTAGTAATTGAACTAAGACCAGCAATAATACCTTGCACAATAGTGGGCGGGTAATAGTAATAGTGCATTTCTATTGGGTACGCTTGGTCGGGTGCGGGCGCAACCATAATAGTCATTTCATTGACATTACCATATTGAGAACCAAAAAGAGCGTAATATTTAGGAGTTCCAGTTGGTGTTCCTTGGTACGCAACTCCATTATTGGCAGCATATGGGTACGCTTGGCGCATAAAGTTAACATCTTTGTTAATCAAATAGTTATACATGCCTGTAGTGGGGTCAATAACCGCAAAAGAGTAGTTAGCCAACCAGTCAATAGGAAGAGCCACATATTGGTTACCTGATGTCATAGTACCAACTACGTTTTTACGCAATGATGGTACGTTTACTGAATTGTATATACGAGTTTCAGCCTGTTGGACAAACTGTGGAATGTCCTTAACAAATAACGCCTCAGTGTTCTCGGCGTAGTCTTGTATCAGTTGCTGAAGCTGTACGTAATTCATTATGCCATTGGACCTCTAGACATACGACCTTTAGTTGCAGCGCCAGCGCCACGCATTTCAATACCATCAGTTTTAGGACCGCGAGTATTGTTACTAATAGAAACGCGCATAGCTACTGTAGACGGATTAACTTCATCTGCTTTTAAAGTATTAGGATCTGTTGCAACAGTTAACCCCAATTCAACATCAGAAGTACCAATTTCTTTTCCCGACATCTTATGTGGCTTAGCGTACTCGCTAGCCGGTTTAATATTTTTAGCCATATTAACGACCTCTTGAGGTTGACTTCTGGTTCACAGCGCGAGCCATATTACGACCCATAGCTTTCATAGATTTACCGGTTACTCCGCCTTTTTTAAGACTAGAAAGATTTGTACCTTTTCCGCCCTTATGTTCTTGAGCATCATGCATTTTAAATGCTTTCTTAACGATAGCTTTATCTTGCTTGATATCTTCTTTCATGCTTTCCATTTTTTCTTTTTTCATAACTTTACCGCCTTTTTTCATGTTATCTTCTACATTTTTAGGTTCAAAAGGTTCATCGGTCTTAACCCCCTTTTGTCTTTGCATTGCCATGTTACTACTCCTTAAGTTGTTAGTACAGTTACTGTACCTATTTTAATCGCTAAATTTAAATCGTTGGGGCTAAATGCGTCCGCAAAACCCCGTGCCCCACCTACAGGATTCCAACCCCACTGAGTTTGCCTACTACCGTCGCTAGGATACCCTGCATTGTCTATATTGTCACTAGAATTAGGATTAATGTATAGCCCTGTATTTCCCGAAGAATAGTAGCTTACATCTGGTCTCGGTTCTCGTACAGCTTGTGGGTCATTAACCGGATACATACCCAACTGCAACTGTGGCTGATCTGGATCCCAACAAGGCTTACAAACTTTAACTCTATATGGTTTAGTCTTTAAAGTCTGTGTACGTAACTCAGATAACTTATACCGCTGACCACATCGGTCACATTCGGCAATCGCATATTTACCCGACGCAAACTTATTTGGCATGATTATCTGTAGTAAAACATATTACGAGGTACAAACCGTAAAGGCGCTTTCTCCCTATCCTCATCTTGAGCCAGTTGGAACTGCTGTTCATAATCCGCTTTTAATAGTGGGATACGGTTCATGTCAATCTGTGGCAGTTTCATGGACAGGTAATAAGCTAGTCCTGCAGCCATGCAAGGAATAAACCGGAATGGGATATCTTCTGTATTAACGCCTGTGCCAGAGTCTTGTAAACGACGCATACGCCAGTAAACAAAATTATATTGTGTACCGGGATTACCGGTGGGCCAGATGTTTATGTTTGGTAAATAATTGTTATATATGAGAGCGCCAGCCGAATGAGACGCTGCAGTAGTTCCGTTTTGGGCGCGGTAGCAATTTAATAGTTGGTTAGCTTGTCCGGTGGCTGAAGTGCCAATATTTTGGTATAGGATAGTTTCGCCATCAATATTAATAAAACCCTGAGTACGTAAATTCTGAGTAGAGGTTACATAAATAGTTGTGTCTGTAGAGCTAATAGGATATCCGCTTGCAACACTGGTAACTGGCGTCGAATCTATATTTCCAGACTGGCGATCAACCCAAACTTGAATAGGGCGCCCGTAAGCGTTTTTAGTTGGGATTGTTAAATAGGTATCCCCGGAGATCCGTGTGATGTTAATATCGACCTGATTTTGACCTGAGCCTTGACGGATGACGTGATCGTATAAATCAATGGTGTCTACGGGAATTGGGTAGCTAATCTGACCGCCGTTAATGTTAATCGGAATCTGACCTTGCTCAATAGTCCAAAGGTTTATACCCCGATTTGCCCACTCAATGGTAAGCATATTAACGCTGCGAGCAGCAGTTCTGAAATCATATCCAGAACGAGATTGGGTGCCACAACGCTCAAAGGCTTCCTCAATGAGGTCGCCCATGTCAAGATTAAATAGCGTTGTGCCGGAAGTAGCCATTACTTAACTTTCTTTTTAGCCACGGTCTTTTTAGCAACCGTCCGTGTGGTGGCTTTCTTTAACGAAGGTGCTTTCTTCTTTGGGCGGTCTTCGGCTAACAGTTCTAAAATTCTTTTTTCTCTAGCTTCAGATGCTGCCGGAAAAGGCCAAGCTGCTATCTCAGCTGGATCTGGTTCAAACTTACTTAGTGCCCACTGTAAAACTTTTTTAATATGCTTTTTCACTTTTTCATTCCTTTTAAGGTTTCCGCCAGCCTAGCCCGCTTACCCACCTTACCGGGTTTCTTTGCAGCTGCAGCTAATTTGGCTGCCGGAATAGGTTTACCTGGTTTAGCGCCTAGTTCTTTACGTAGCGCGCCGGGCTTTTTAATTGCTTTTTGAATCCATTTTTCAGCCATTATTTTTTCCTAGCGGCTCGCATGTTATCTACTAAATTAGGGTAAGGTCTACCTGCTGCTTTAGCCATAGCTTTTGCACTAGACTTTTTAGCAGCTGACATTTTCTTTGGTTTACCAAGCCCTTTTGGACGGGGCTTATCCCAAACCTCACCACCCTTTTTATACATGGTGACATCATCCGGATTGTCTTTGCGGACAACCGTTTTAGCCTTTGGCATCTTGGATGGATTTACTGCTCCCATACCGCGGCTTGCCATCATTACTTGGCTTTCTTAGTCATGCCGCCACCGCACATAGCTTTTACATGCTCATGGTGCATTTTGTGAGATTCATGTCCGTAATGCTTAGACACTTTTTCTTGCTCGTGCATATGGTCATGGCCTTTGCCATAGTGATGTTTTACGTGTTCTACGTTATGCTTATGTTCCATTATTTTTTACCTTTCTTAGCCATACCACCCTTTTTCATAGCTGGGCCAGTACCGATGGTGTTACCAGCCATCTTAACCATAGTGCCTTTGGTTTTGCCTTTTGAAGCAATACCGTCTTTGCTAGGAGCACCAGTACGGACTTTCTCCATAGTCATGCTACCCATACCACCTGCTGCCATCTTTTTTGCTTTCATGATTCCACCTTCTTTTTTACCTACATGCTTGTTAATATTAACGTCGGGAACATTCTTTTCTTCACCAAAAATACTCCCATACCTTGTCTCTTGGCGATTAATCATACCTTTACCGCCTCGAGTAACACCTACACCACCACCTGTACCAAACTTCTTGCCTTTATCTGCCGACGCAAAGTCTTTACCGACAGACTGAGGAATCCCAACTTTCTTAGCAAACGATGCAGAGTGTGCTACCGCTTCCATAAGATTATGCTGCTTTTTACTTTTACTTGGCATTATTTTAAATAATCTTTAAATCCAGACCAAAGCAAAGTAGCTGCGCCAACTACCGCCATCCAAACCAAACCAGTTAAAGTTTTTTCAATTATCGCTTTACGCAATGCAGCGCGCTCAGCCTCAGCTTTAATAGCCATTCTAACCCATTGAATTTCTTCGTCAGTTAGTGGGTGGTGTTCTACTGCTTCAAGAACTGCTTCTTTTAGCAGCGCAATTAATTCTGATTTAGTTTGGTCATCTAATTGCATATTAACATTTCCATCGTTTTAAGCTAGCTGCTTTACGAGTAGGTTTGCCGTTTTCATCTTTCATAGGACCTGGCATTCCAGACATTCTTGCACAAAATGACTTCTTACGTGAACCACCTTCAGGTTGCGGAGCCTTTAAATGCGACCCCGTTTCCCGATTATATTTTGCACGACCTTTGGCAGTAAGTCCAGCGCCTTTAGATACTGGAAGCTTCTCACCTCTACCAACTGCAAGTGATGGGCCTTTTTTCTTAGTTGCCATGTTAGCTTCCGTTAGAAATTAACTTACCAGTTACAATAATACCTACTGGAACAGTTCCAGTGCTTGTGTATAACTGCCATTGAATGTCTGTTTTTTCGGTATACGCAAACGGATCTGCTACACGACTTGCTGTGTAAATAGATACAAATGGTTGTTGTAATACATTCAAAGTTACGCCAGTAATATTATTTTTAGCTTGTACTTTATAAGTTACGATAGTAGAACCAGTATAGCTATTACCAGTATTAGCCTCTACCCAATCTAAGTAAAAAGTGTAACCGGCTGGGACTGTATAAACTGTGCTTTGTGATTTACCAATACCAGCATTAATTTGCGCCAAAGTATTAGTACCTTGTTTAGCAGTAATAATACCAGCATTAGATGTTTGACCGGAAGCAACACCAACCATACTTAGCGAATTTACAC